CATAATCACCTTCGTCTAAAGTTTCTAACTTTGCAGCTAGCATTTCTTTAAGTTGTGGTGTAAATGCTTCCTCGAGAGCAGCTTTGGCATTTGCAATTGCAGCTTCTTTTACTGCTTTTGCATCGGCAATAGCCTCTTTTAACAAGTCTCTTGACATTTTTTTACCTCAAATTTAATTTTGATTGCAATACGTATAATGGATACGCAATAAATAAACATTAAGTTCGGATGCTACAAAAAAAGTTCCTACATAGGAGTAGCATATTACAAAAATAAATAGTCCGGTTTTTTCAAAAAATGTTTTTTTTATAAAAAGAAAGCCCTCCGAAGAGGGCTTGGCCTAACGAGACTATCGATAGGGGGGCTTTTAGAATAGTGGACAAGTGCCGTTTGCACATAGCAACTCTGTAACAATTCTATTAACATTCGAATAGTTTAAGCTATTGTCTGATTGTTGTTGTAGTCCTTCGTTTAGTCTTCCTGTCACATACATAAACGATCCTGGATTGGATGGGGTTGATACGAAGTCCCAACATAGAAGTTCAAAGTCGTCCTGTACTTCCATGATTTCTCCCACTTGTCTTAGTGATCCCATTCCTCTTGAGGA